GTGACACTTTACGCCTCAAAGACAGTGGTGTAACCCTTGCTAAGTTGGCTTCGGCTGTGGCTAACGCCTTAGTCCCTGTAGGAACTATTGCTGCTTATGCTGGTGTTACTGCCCCGACTGGTTGGTTGCTTTGTAACGGTACTAGCACTTCTGGTTATACATCTTTGGCTGCTTTGGTTGGTGCTACTACTCCTGATATGCGTGGTCGTTTCCCTATTGGTGATAATGCCACGTTGACTTTGCTTGGCACTGGTGGTTCGCTCACTATCGCTGAAGGAAACCTTCCTTCTCATAGCCATACGTTTAGTGCTACTTCTGGGGCAATGAATCAAAACGCCACATTGGGTCACGGCGTAAATGATGCAGGACACAACCACGGTGGGGTTACAGAAACCCAAAATATTGCGCATACACATTACAATGCTGCTGAAGGAACTACTGACGACACGCACACACATAATGATTCTGGTAATGCTGGAAGCATCAATGTTGGTACTGGTCAAACAACTGGTACGGACACAACAGATGGAATGGTATCTGGTGAAAACCACAGTCACGTAATAAATTCAGGTAATGCAGGAATTACTGTCAACAACCACGATGTATCCCACACCCACAGCGTTTCAGGTACCACAGGCACAGTTGGCTCAGGAACCGACTACTACCAGCCACACCTTGTAGTAAACTACATCATCAAACACGACTAAGGAAAACTTATGATAAAAATTCAAACCCTCATCGGAAGAATCATCGCAGTCTTCGGCTCATCAGCATTAGCAGCCGTAGCAGGTGGCGCAATCTTCGGCGTAGAACTCTGGAAATCAGCAGCCATCGCAGGCTTTATGGCAGCAGGAAAAGTAACCGAAGCGTTACTTCGTGCCTGGTCAGAAGACGGCACTCTTACGAAAGAAGAAGTTGCAGCAGCCTTCGGTAAGAAGGGCTAGCAGATACGCCGTCATCACGGCGTTTATAACATTGTTTCTATGGTCAAGTTCTGTTCAAGCGCAGAACCCAATCATCACAGAACCAACAGACATTTGGTTTGAATACAGCGAACCAACACAATTTGTAGCGCAAACCTATATGGTTGAAGGCTATCCATCCGACCCGATGCTGTGGCTTTATGACGAACAAGGCGTACAACTCGCAGCGAATGATGACTCGTATGGTTTACAGTCGTACATCTCTATAGCCGTACCTGCTGGTCGTTACAGATTGAGGGCTGGTATTTGTTGTGGCGACCCTAACGCTTGGCGCACAAATGGAGGCTGGAATTTACAGTATGAACTGGGGTTCAACGGTGTCGGCTCTATGCAGACAACTACCACAGAAGAACAGACAACCACAACATCCACGTCAACAACGTCAACAACAACCACCACATCCACATCTACAACAACATCCACCACAACGACAACAACCACAACAACGATAGCCCCGACAACCACAACATCAACTTCAACAACTGTTGCGCCGACCACCACGACTTCGCTTGCCCCCACCACAACTGTCGTTCAACCCACCACGTCAACTTCAACTTCCACCACCACATCATCTACCTCCACCACGGTTCCTGTTACTACAACAACAGAAAACCCTACAACAACTACAACTATTCCTGTAGAGATACCACCCGTTATTAGTGAGGAGCAGGCTGTTGAATTGGCTACCAGTCCTGAAGTGTTGGCTACTATCACAGCAGAAGAAGCCACCCAAGTGTTTGAGGCATTGAACGTAGAAGATTTATCTGATGCCCAGATTGAACAACTTGTGGCAGCAGTACAGGATGCACCCCAAGAAGTTAGAGAAGCCTTTGAGGAATCAGTGGACATTTTTGGTGGGGCTGTAGATACCTATGTGCCTGTCGGGTCCAATATCCCTGTGTCTCAGAGGCGAGCCTTGATTGCTATAGCAGGTGTGGCAGCAGCAGCAGCCGTGGCGACCAGACGGAAATGATAACCTGACCGTTATGAGTAAATATTTTGGTGCTATTACTTCGTTGTTGTTATGGGCTGCTGGTACAGGTCTTGTACTTGTCACCTTGTCTGGCGATACATTGAGCAAGGCTATGTATATCAGCGTTGCTGCTTTGCTTGTCAACATTATTGCTATTGCCCTGGGTGTGGGAATAGACGAGTAGATACGACAGTGCCCCTAGCAAGGGAGAAAGGGGGAAACGACCTTGCTAAGGGCAATAGAAATTGTAGCACTGCTATATTTGTAAATGCAACCTGAGCAGGAAGATTTTTATGCCAAGAAAATACAGTTACTACCCTAGTTTTGATGGCAAGAAGGCGCAGCCTGGTACTGAGAAGTTGGCTGATTTGTGTAAACGTAGATGGAAGACGCAGAACTTGGGGATTTATCAGCCGAGGTTGATGCGCAACTCTCATACTGAGGGTAAGAAGATTGGCGACCCTGGTATGGAAAAGTGGATGTCTGTTCACGCTACTGGTGCTGCCGTGGACATTGGCTATACGGACCGTAAGGTTGGCGTGGCTATGTGGGATTGGTTTATCAAGTACACGAAGGAACTGGGCATTGAGGAGATTCACGACTACGCCTTTGATAAGGATGTCAAGGATGGCAAGCCTGGTTATGGTCGTGGGTTCAGGTGTAGTCGTGGCGAAAATTTGGCAGGGGTAAAAATTTTTACTAAAGATGATAATGCAGGGTCGTTCGGAGGGAAATGGTTGCACCTTGAACTTTCTCCTGAGATGGCTAAAGACGCAGAAAAGTTTGAAGCAGCCTGGCGAGCCTTGCCTAAGCCTGAATGAAACGTGCAGTGATGTTTGCTCTTATCTTGTTTGGTTGTATTGGTGCCAGTTGCATAGCAATTTTGTTGTCTGTGTGGATTGAAGCCGTCAAGATTAGTAACGGGAAAAGACGATGACTGTTGCGCAGTGGATTATCACGGCTGGTGCTGTGGTGGGTGCGCTCGGTATTATTTTCCATACTGTCATCAAACCTGTCATCAAGTGGGCTACGAGGATTGAGCAGGCTGTGAGTTTGGTGGAGTCCAATATGTTCAAGAATGGTGGGTCGTCTATGCGTGATGCCATCAACAGAATTGAAGAACGTATTACATTTGTGGAAGCGTATATCACTAAGCCTGACTGATAATGTCGTGGGTCCTATGACGTTGACTCAGTTGTTTTTAATCAGGAAATTTTTGGTAAGGGTAGTGGCTAGGGGGGTGGAGGAAGATGAACTTATCCAAGTGATAAACGCTTTGGATAGTTTGATACACCACCACCAAGCAGCATAGTAAGATAAACCTGTGACCCCACTATCACAGTTCTACATCTGCCCCATCTGTGGTGAAGGCTGGCACAAGTCCGAAGGAAGATACTGCCCTGAATGTAGAGCAGAAGGTCAACGAGCAGATGATGAAGACTGAATACCCAATCGTTCTAATTGAATGGGCAGACGCTTGTGGGGGCGACCCAGGCTGGCTCACGCTAGAAGAAATAGAAGATGACGGCGAAACACTGGTCCAATCAGTAGGTTTCCTAGTGCCACCAGATGACCCAGGTGGAAAGAAAGACCACATCACACTGCTTCAAACCTTCCACGAGGGTGACGGAATCAACCTGTTTTATATACCAGCAGGAATGGTTCGGAAAACAATTTTACTTTCTACTTGCATTTGACACAGCCCTACTGTATGGTGTTTTATACATAGCACATATGTACAACACAGAAGGAGGGGGAAACCCAATGACTTACGACAGGTATCGCATACCCAAAGAACCACACGGTTCACAAGAATGGCTCAACCAAAGATACAAAGACAAAGAAGGGTTCCGACAAATCTCTGCCTCAGCAGCAGCAGCCATCTACGGACTACACCCATTTGTCAAGCAAGACCAATACGCAGCCGAACTGCTATCAGGCGTAGCACCTACACCCATCACACCGAACGCTGCAATGGAAACAGGGAACCGTCTTGAAGACACCATCATCCATTGGGCAGGCGACAGACTAGGCGTGGACTTCTCCACACCAGACGAACTGTTCTGCTTCGCACACGACAATGGCGCACGACTCATCTCAACACTTGACGGATGGAACGAAGAAACCAAACACATCCTTGAAGTAAAAACGACAAGCCGTGAATACTCTGGAATGTTGCCTGACTATTGGCGTATTCAAGGAATCCAACAAGCCATCTGTTCAGATGCTAAACGAGTGACGTGGGCAATCTTTGACAACACCCTGCGCCTTACCATCGTGGAACAAAACATCACACAAGAAGAAATAGACGACCACATAGAAGCATCAGCAATGTGGCTCAACGCTATTGAACTAGGTATGACCCCACCAGGGATTACATACACCTACGAAACTATTAGCACTCGTTACCAACAAACAACTGCCGACCCTATTGAGTTAGACCCGTCAGTTACCGACCTAATCGCCCAACTCAAACACGTCAAATCTGAATTGGCTTCCTACAAAGATATGGAAGACAGGCTGAAAGCAGAACTGTGTGACTTGATTGGACCGAATGAATCTGCCACTATCAATGGGGCAGTGGTTGCTACTTGGAAGGGATACAAGCGTGACTGGTTTGATTCCAAACGGTTCCAAGCAGAAAACCCTGACACATACGCACAGTATGTTAAGTCATCACTAAGCAGAACATTGCGTCTAAAGGGAGAATGACAATGGAATACACATCAGACATCAACAAAATAACAAGCATCCAAAACCTCAAATACAACACACCGAGAAAGGTAATACCAGTGGAAACACAAAACAAAGAAAAAGAACTACGCAAAGTAATGACAGACTTTGCCGTACCAGACCCAAAGATTGTTGGCAAACTACCCAAAGGTGGAATCCAACTTGACTTCGTAGGACACGCAGACATCACTCGCATCCTCATTGAAGTGGACCCGTACTGGTCTTGGGAACCTTGTGGCTGGAACAATGGTCGCCCTGCTATCCACGTTGAGAACGGAATCGCAACAATGTGGGGATGGCTCACCATTCACGGCAAAGAAATGCTAGGTGTTGGTTCAGTCAAAGCAGACAAGATGGAACTAGACAAAGAACTTGTTGGTGACTTCCTTCGTAACGCCTCAATGCGTTTCGGTATTGCTTTGTCTTTGTGGACTAAGCAGGAATGGGAAGACCTGGGTGGTAAGCCAGCACCACAGAAACAAACAGGTCAGATGTCAAAGCCAGCACCAAAGGATGACACCCCAACAGAAGACACTCTTTTGACACCCCAACAGATTGAC